TGCAATATTATAATTTGTCGTTTCATTTAAATAAAAATTGTATCTATTATTTGTAGAAACTGAACCTATACCTGATTTTAAATTACTGCGTGTGCTTACAGTGCCATTTGCTTGTACTAATGGATTTAAAAACAATGGACCATTTAATAACATTGGATTAGTATTAGGAGCAAGAGCATCCCAAGTAACACTATTTGCCTGTAAAGATTCTGGTCCTATGCCGCCACTTGTAAGTTGTAAACAAGCATTACTTAATGGTGTCGTTGGATTTATTGTTGTTGTAAATTGTGTATTACTAATAACCTGTGCCACTCTTGTATTTGAAGCAAATACACCTGTACCACTTATAACTTGTACAACAGCATTTAAGTAAACATTATTATATACATCATGTGTAATTAAATTCCCATTACTGCTTGCATTACAAAATTGTTGAAATGTAGGTGTTAAATTAGCACCAGTCCAAGTAAACACATTACTTACATTACTTGTGCGTCCTGCAAAATCATTACGTGCTGTACTACTAAAATAATAATTACCTGCTGGTAAATCATTTATATCTATACTAACATTGTTAACAATATTATTTGCAATATCTGTACTTGGTGTAAATGGTACACCAGGACTTAATTGCACACTACGATATAATTGATGTGTTTGTACGTTACTGTTGTTACCATAATTAAAATCCATATAGATAACAACACCTTGTTCAGGTACAGCACTTGTAACTTTAAATGAATCAACTTGACTATCTGATGCTGGATTAACTGCAATAATTGGTGTTCCAGGTTCTCCAATGATATTTGGATTTTTTAAACCAGTATTAAATGCTGGTATGAAATCACTTACAGGATCATCAGTATATACTGTTGCGTTATATTCAAAGGCACGCATAGTAGCAAATAAATTACCTTCTGCATCCTTTTCTTCTATAACTTCACTTACACGAAATAATTTACCATCAGGGAATCCATTATCAGCGTCCCAACCATATACTTCGTGATATACACGTATAACATCACCTGCTTCTACTTGTATACCACTATAATCACATCTAAAACTTATTACTAAATCTTCACGACTTTGATATATGCGTCTTGCTGCCAAATATTTTGCTTGTACTGCGTTATTAACTAATGGTAATGTAACATTTAATCTATTAACTGCTTCATTCTGACTTAACAAACTTGGATTAGTATTAAACAAATCTATAATTTGATAATCTGTTTGATCCTTAATGTTAAAATTAGGATATGCAACTTCTACTTGGTTATATGTTTCATTTAAATCAATAGGACTAATTTCAATACCACCAATTAAATTACTGCTATTAACAACAAATAAATCATTAGTTGTTTGAGCATTTGGTGCTTGTGTATATGATTTATTAATTACAACTTTCCATTTACCTGTTAATTCACTATACTGTAACCAACTATCGCAACTATCGACTAAAAATTGTAAATTGTTTAAACAATTACTTGCTGTATCTAAAGGACCATTAATTCTATAACGTTCCTGTGTAGGACTTGGACCACCAGTAACATCTATTAATTGATCACTGTATGTGTTTAAATCATCCAAACTATTAGTATCAATCTGTGCTAATGGTATTGCGCATCCATAACGACCATTTAACATGTAATCTTTAATTGCACTACCTGGTCTAAATACGCCTGTTGCTTGACCACTTTCTGTATTTTTAATTTGTGCAGTTAATGCGCCTAAACTTGTAGTACCTGCGTCAGTGCTATAAGCAACTTTAACAATAGCAAAAGCACAATTACTCATTGCATATGTTGAACTGCCCCAATTAGGCATAACATCATAAGCATTTTGTGTAGTATTGATACCACTTGTTGCACCAGTACTACCATTTTTATAAAGGTATATATTTAAGAATCCATTAATACGTGTATCTTGTTGTACAGGATTAGTAGCATTATTGGTTAATACACTTACTTTTGTTGTACCACCTAAACCATCGCTAGTAAATGTTGCTAGTTTACCATCATAATAAATATCGCCATATGATATATCACTACCTGCACTTGTGTCTGTAACTTCTGCAAATGCTACAACATAATACATTGTCTTTTGATCTGTTGTTAGATAAGCATCAATAATACTACCACCAATGAATGCACTACCATATATTACAGGTATTTTATTATCAGTAGCAGGTGGTAATTGTACACGACCTCCACCAGTACCACCAGCATCTGCTTTGCTCATAGCACGTTTGGCTAATAATTTACTAACGCCTATGCTTAATGCTGTTGTAATAACAAATTTGGCTATGGCAGCAAATGTTACTTTAGCAAATATTGCTGTTGCTACTTTTGCTACTACTGCTACTACTGGTGCCATATTACTCTCCTAAACTTGCCCATGTTTCAGCAATTTTTGTATAACCAAAACGTGTAAAATCTAAATCAAACATTGACTTTGCTGTATTTAAGGTATAATAATGAATGCGACCTTTACTCTTTAATTCTTCACACATTTCTTCATATGTTTTTAATAACATATATCCTGCTCTTGTATGACGATATTCTTCATCAACGTATAATAATATTTGATTCATAACTAATGTTGTTTCGCTCCATATGTTAGGGCTTATAATTGCTACTAACATACCAACATTATTTTCACTTTCTGCTACTAAACTTATACCAGCACCATGTATTGTACTAACAAACATGGCATTAATGTACTCGTCATTGATTTGTACAGGAAAGTCTCCTATTTCACCACGTTTATGAATTTCGTGTACAAGTTTTGTAAAGTATGGTAAATCAAATTTATTTGCTAATCTTATGTTCATTTAATTTTCTCTATATTGTCCACCTGGATCAAATGGTGATCCACGACCACCTCCAGGAATACCACCGCCACCAGGTACAACAGTTTTACCTTTTGGATCTTGTCCAAAGTCAAACTGTACCCCACTAATACTATAAACGTTATCCATACTAATATCTGAAGCATTAAAGAATTGCCAACTTTCCTTGTTTGTCTTTCTTCCTGCAATTCTATTTTCTAAAACTGTTTTATAACTACTTGCACCTACGCTGACAGTAAAATTATCTTCCTGACCTTCACGATCTTCAGTAATACCATATGTTGTTACAATGCCGCGAAATCTTGGATATACTGGAGTTTCCAATACCATATTGGCATCATAGAAACCACGAGTAATTTCCAATTCACTTCCACGTATATTTGTACCTAAAACAGTGTAAATGTTATTACCATCTATACCACTTAATGATACTGTAGTATCACCTTGTGTCACACGTATATTACGTTGTTGACTACCAACTGCTAATAATCCACCTAAAGCAGAATAAACATTACCATCTATAGTTTCGTCTTTATAACTACTGCTTGCTGTAATAACAGTAACATTACTTGCTGTACCTGTGCCGGTTCCTGCACCATTTGCTGTAAAGAATGTACCTACTGCATTGCTACTTGCACCAATACTTGTCCAAGCAGTATTACCACTACTTTGTATAATATAAGTTGTATTTGCTGTAATGTTTGCTGCAACTGTTGGTGGGTATTCGTTAAAGATTGTTAATTTAACAAACTCTGCACTATTAATTTGTGTAGCATTATTACTTACTTGTGGTATTGTTTCCATTATGCAGTTCCTGTCCACTCATAAAGTGTAAAATCATCATTAAATTCTAATAACGCATTATTTACAGTAGTATTACCACTACGTACATAACCACCAGGTATTAACTTATATGTAGGCATATTGGGACAAAACATATAAAATTCGCAATCGTTACCAACTGTTAATCCATCATTTACAACACTTGCTGTAATAATATTTGGTCTATTTGTTGTAACAGTTATCGTACTACTACTACCACGTGTTACTTGTGTTGTACTAGTAAATGGAAAAGTATGTGTCCCAATTTGTATTAAGTCATTTGGTTGAAATATAACTCTAGTGTTAGGTATTACGGGCAATCCAGTTAGTACTAATTGATTACCAACAAAACTTTGTACACGCAAATTATTAATTTGTGTAGTGTTCAATGATCCCTGATAACGAAATATCCAACTTAAACATGCATTGTCACTAAATGTTACAAGTTCTGGTTGATAGCGATCTAATGTATCTAATGCTTCTAATAAATCACGATTATCATAATAACGTAAACTTGCTGGCATAGTTAGTGTCATACGCCATGGTTGTTTAGTTGGTGTTAAACTAGTGCGCGGTATTTCATTGCGTGTAATTTGTATGCCAACTACTTTACGACGATCAATCGTTAATGCACTT